GATACCATCACTATACTTACCTATGTTATATTCATCTACGTTAAAATAACTAGATGTCTGAGCAGGAAGAATTAATGCTCCTGACTTATACAATTCAGAATAATCAAATCCCCATTTAACAGACAATGTTTGAGAAGAACCACCAATAGCAGTAAGATATAATTTCTTTAAGAACTTAAGGCTAGTTGGAGAATCTAAATCAAAGTAGTTAGTAAAGTAAACCATGCGATACTTAGAACCATTGTCTTGATATCCATTATACTTACCAATGTATCCTACTTGACCTAAAGATAAACTTCTATCTTGCATGTTACAGAAGGCAGTAGGATTAATCTGATTCCAAATAGTAGTTCTATTAGCACCATTCTCTAGGATACCACGAGTATCAAAACAATAAGTAACTTTAGATGTAGGTAAAGCTAATAAATACATTGCATCTGTAGGATAATATGTAGCTTTAATATTAGCTACTACTTCTCCGTTAACATAAGAGATAAGTTCATCACGTACATTCTTAGAGACATCTCTAGAAGGTAATGAACGCTCTTGAATTAGACGCTGTAATGACTGAACACCTGTATCAGATAAGAAGTAAATGTCTGTACCATTAACTACTTGTACTGAATCACGAGCAATACATCCTACGTTAACTAAGACATCTTGCAATGTCATTGTTGAAGGATCTTTAGCACCAGCGTAAATAACTATATGTCTCTTACAGAAGATAATCAATAAGTTATTATGCTGAGCAATCGCTGTGATAGGATCGCCAGTAGGAATAACAGCACTAATATCTAAGCTACCTGAAGTGCCTGTTCTCCATTCAGAGGGGTCTTGAAGATTAGTAAAGTATACAGTTTGTGTGTCAGTAGATGCTACACCAGCTACCCATAATCTACCATAAGCATAAATACCACAAGAAGGTTTAAATGTATCTACAGTATATCCTGTAGGAACATTACCAACATCGCCTAATCTCTGAAAACCATAACCATCTGAATGAGTATGAGAAGCAGTTCCTAACTTGTGCATTACTAAAGGTAAATGACCTTCTTGTACCCAAATAGCATGAGCAGATGCAGTAGAGCCTGTACCTAATGGCATGTTAAGAGCTTGCCAGTTATCTGCAGTAATACTGTAAGTTGTCAAGATGTTTACAATGTTACAAGTTCCAGAAGTTGTTTCAGAAGAAGGAGAAGTAAATGTAAAGACTGAACCACTAATACGTGTAACTACATAAACACCTTCATCGGCTGTTCCAGAAAGAGGACCAAAGTAAACCTTATCTCCCGTATTAAAACCGTGTGCAGCGTGTGTTACAGTAACTGTAGTTCCTGTCTGTGAATAACTAACAGCATTATGAAATACAGTACCTGCTACAGGATATTCTAAATAAGCACCAGTAGTTGGGTGTGTACCATAGATCTTATTATTAGCTGCAGCAAAAATAAGGTTATTGTCTGCTTTAACAAATTCAAATATTGTTCTTACTGAGCTAGAATTTAATGAAGTAGGGTTTACCTTAGTCCATCCTTTACGTGAACCAATTCTACCGAACTTATCGATTACGCAGTTGTCTGCTTTAGTAGCAAAACCAGAAGCAAGAGTAACCCCTGAGTCTTGGGAGTTTAACCCAAAGAATCCAGGAGCTGCAATTGAAGCTGACTTTAAAGGCTTCATATCCAGTCCCAGCTCTGCTCTTCAATATAACGTCCAGATTCAAGCGAGATAGCGTCTGCAAGACTCTGAGAATAAAGAGCATAGGCTTCATTAGACTGCACTCCTCCGTCTTCACCACGTTCTGCTATAGCCCTTGCATAAGCACCTAAGATTACAGGCTCATGTGGAACTAAAAGAACATCAGCATTAGCTACTAATTCTACTTGTGGTTTGATGATATTGAAACGAATATTATAAGCACCATTAGGGATAGGATATAAATCTACCTGAGTATCTCCGTTGATATTAGTACCATTAAAGTTATAGTAGGTAGGAGAACCTTTCTGAGCTGTTGTAAGGAGGAATTTCTCATCCATCCAACGAGTAGAGGCATTGTTTACAAAGCAGTTACTCGTATCATTTAAGACATCAATAACACGAAAGCGTTGTCCTGATCCTTCTAAAACATAGTTAAAAACATCTGCAGTAGTGGTAGCTGAAAGAGTTTCTGAAAGACTATTCCAGTTATAGGCATCTTCTACCTGACGTTTAGAGTCGTTAATCCACCGAGCTACTAGTTTAACGTAGTCGTTATCACTAACAGACGTGGCTTCGCTCTCACGCAATCTGCTGAGTACAGAGTTAGTTAGCTGTAAAAAGTTATAAGCTGCCATAGTTATCCAATATTATACCATAAATTGACTTAAAAGTCAAGGGTTTATTTTACCACTTTACCTTGTCTGCCCAATACGCAGCACTCATTTTACCTTTAGCTATGTTCTTAGCATGCCTGGCTTCAAAGCTTTTCTTACGTGCCTTCTCAGAAGCTGTAGTAGGATTTGATCCAGCCCCTTTAACACCCTGCTGACCAAAGCGAATTAGCTTTTCTTGGTCTCCTGACTTAGCTAATACAGCATGGGATTTAGTAGGATGACTAGGTGTTTTCTTAGGCTTGTTATAGCCAGCGAAAGTCTCTTTACCTTTTTTAATCATTTCTTCTTCTTAACTGTTTTAGCAGAGTCTTTAAAAGCTTTAGCTGTAGGAGCACCTTTGCTGCCTACCTTACGCATTTTCTCACCAGATCCTTCAGCGATACGCTTACGCTTTGCAGCGATATTATAATAAAGCCCTTGCTTAGTAGCCACGCTTAGAACCAGTTTTCTTTTTAGGTTTAGTCATTCCAGCTTCAGACATAGCAATAGCTACAGCTTGCTTACGAGACTTAACTACTGGACCGCCTTTACCAGAGTGTAGTGTACCAGTCTTGTACTCGTGCATTACTTTACCGATCTTAGCAGGTTTCTTTTTAGTTGCCATGTGCTTCTCCTTAGAAATGTTTTAAAATCCAGTCTTTGAAGACTGTTAAGAATATACCAATACCAGAAGCTAAGAAAGCTACTCCACCTAAGAAGCCTTTATAACGAAGCATCTCATCACGTACAGCATGAATACAATCTAGTATCTCTTTCTGGCTTTGTTGTAGCTTTTCTACTTCAGCTTCTAACACAGCGATACGTTCTATGGAATCACTCATTCTATAATTTGTTCAAAAGGAGTTAAATCGTAACCAGCGTAATAGTCACCTTTAGCAATTTGAATTTCAAGGTGTTCTTTATTACGCTTAACTGTGTCAGCCCAATCTTCATCATTCATATCTTCAGGCTTTCCAGCGTTGAGTAGGTTTACGCTATCCATTGCGGCATCGTAACTGCGTTGGACTTCTTGTTCAAGAGTTAGTTCAATCATTATTTATCTCCAAGTGCAAGTGCTTCTTCTTCGGTAAGACCAAGTGCCATAAGTTTATTTAATGCAGATTGTTTGGCGGCTATCTGAGCTTGTTCTAAAATTTCAATTTGAGCTTGTTCTGCATCCCATTGTGCTTGCCAAGTTTGATTTTGAGCAATTTCTTCATCAGTTAAATTAATAACTGTTTGCTCTTTAGTTTCTAAATTTATTTCTGTTCTGTGCATAATATTACTCATATAAAATATTTACTGAACCATTATCAAATGTATTAGTGCCACCAATAGATGTAAACCTTAATTGGGTTAAAGTTCCACCTAAAGTAATGCTTGAAGCACAAGCACAAGATTGATTAGTAGATTGTTTAGTAATTGAAGTTGATACCCAAATATTTGAACCTAAAGTAGTTAAAGTAAAAATTCCTGACATAAGACCTGAAGCACTTGGTGTAACAGAAGCAAACATTCCAGTAGTATCTGTTCCATTACCAAGGCTAGTATTATTAAACCAAGCATTTGTTGTTAAATACCCAGTTGAAACAATACCGCCTGAAGTTCCTAATTGCACTAATAGGTTAGAACCACCATTGGTGGATACTTCATACATCATTACAGTAATACGCTTTACCCAACTAGGTATGCTAGTAAAATCAAAAGCAGTTCCACTTGTTGTTGCAACTCTTGTTCCAGATACTAGCATTAAATTACCAGACTGACCTGTAACAATACCATTGTTATCACATACTACTCTAGGATTACCATCGCCATCAGATAACACAATGTAATTACTTGCTGTGCGGATGTCTAGACCGCCAGCGTTACCTGTGTAACCGCCAACAATAGTGTTTTTAGAACCAGTAGTAACATAGTAACCAGCAGAACTATTGCCGTTGCCAATAAATGTGTTACCTGTACCTGTGGTTAAACTATAACCAGCACCATTACCAATAGCTGTGTTTCCATTAGCGTTTCCTGCGTTACTAGCAGTATATCCAGCTAAATTACCAATATAGACATTTCCACCACCAGTTGTGTTGCTATAACCAGCCTGATAACCAACATAGACATTGCTTCCTAATGTCGTATTACTATACCCTGCTTGATAACCTACTGCTGTGTTATTAGATGCTGTGGTGTTTGAGAATAATGCTTGAGTTCCTAAAGCAGTATTATTGTTCCCTGAAGTGTTATAGGTTAATGTGTTATAACCCATTGCCACATTTGAAGCTGAAGAACCACCAGTTCCGCTTGCTGAAAAAGCACCCCAACCTACTGCTGTATTGCTGTTACCAGTTGCATTGTAATAGCCAGCATATTGACCAATAGTGGTGTTATATAAGCCTGTTGTATTTGTATAGCCAGATTGATAGCCTAACGCTTGAATATTACCAGTAGTATTACTATAAGCGGCTTGATAACCTACTGCTGTGTTATTAGATGCGGTTGTGTTTGAATAAAGAGCTTGATGACCATAAGCAGCATTATAGTTTCCTGTGGTGTTGTTTAATAAAGAACCCGAACCTACAGCAGTATTTGATGCACCTGTTGTATTTGTGTATAAAGCGGTATATCCAACTCCAGTATTATCATTAGCAGTTGTAGTATTTCTAACAGAATTAGAACCAAAAGCGGTATTGTTGTTTCCTGTTGTATTTGCAAATAAAGACTGATTACCAGTTGCAGTATTGGCTGAACCAGTTGTATTTACAGGTAAAGAACTTAAACCTAATGATGTATTCCCTGAAACAGCACCACCACCCTTACCAACAGTAAGACCTGATATAGAAGCATCGCTACTAAATGTCTTAGTACCAGCAATAGTCTCATTACCACTTGTATGAACTAAAGTGCTATCTGCTACAGTTGCAGCAGTGCCAAGACCTAAGTTAGTTCTAGCTGTTGATGCTGAAGCTAAATCACTTAAGTTATTAGCACGATAAGCATAAGTTGTATCACTTCCTGTAGCAGTAACACCTAAAGATGTACGACCTGTAGCAGCAACTAAACCAGTTGAACCACCATCCCACTTTAGTCTATCAGCATATGCTGAATCTGCAGTAGTTCCTTGAGCAGCAGTAGCATAAGCAGTAGAAGCAGTAGTTGCTGCTGTGCCTAAACCAAGATTAGTTCTTGCAGTTGATGCTGAAGCTAAATCAGAAAGATTGTTTGCACGATAAGCATAAGTAGTATCTGATCCAGTAGCTGTAACACCTAAGTTAGTTCTAGATGTAGAAACAGAAGCAACATCTGAAAGGTTATTTGCAACTAATAATACACCAGCAGCAGATACATAAGCAGCTACCCAAGCAGAACCTGTGTATACATTCATTACATTTGTAGAAGTATTATAATATAAAGCACCTGTTAAAAGTGCATTACCATCATTATCTAATGTAGGAGCAGAAGATTTAGGTCCTAAATATCTGTCATCAAAATTATCATAAGCAGATAAAGCAGAATCACGAGCAGACTCCGCAGCAGTCTGTGCTGCAGATGCAGCAGTGGCTGAGTTACTTGCATTAGTAGCTGACGTAGATGCAGAAGAAGCTGAGTTACTTGCGTTAGTCGCTGAAGTAGCTGCTTCACCTGCTTTAGTTGTTGCTATTCCTGCTTGAGTAGTAGCCGTACTAGCTGAGGTAGACGCACTTGATGCAGAGGATGCTGCATTAGATGCACTAGTGCTGGCATTAGAGGCTTGAGTAGTTGCTGTAGTAGCTGATCCT